AAAATATGCCCGTAAAAGAGGTATCAGCACCCGCACCTGAGGTTCTAGGCAAGCCTAATTCTGAGAAGTTGAGTCAGAAAGACGCAGTTTTTAAGTACTTCAAAGAGGCGGTGGATGCCAAAGACTTGAAATGTGACGAAGGCCAACCTTTAAAAGTTCTATTTACTAAAGATATCCGCAAAACAGTTAGAGCGCGGCTCATTGTAGGTATTCAATCTGGAGATGTCACGTGTAAAAAGAAATACGACGAAAAGGGATTAGCTAAATATTGTTCAGGATTGATTAGTAACTGGTTGAATAAAGATGAAAGATACCAAAAGTAACTCATAGCGGATTGGAGTTTGAGTCTAACTAACCGCTTGAAATATTAACTCCTGAGGTGCAACATACCTAAAATGTTCTAGACACTAAAGTTGTTGGGTTGGCGTGCTAACGCGACTTTACTTATACCGAGATAGATTAGTCCTATTACCACTCCACCCCCTTTATTGTTATAATTAAGGTATGGGTGATTTTAGTGTTCAGCTAACAGCTGAGAAATTTGGTAAGTCTTTAGAAAATGCGGGTGAGCAAATTGAAGCGCAGATTAATGATGCAGTACGCGATTTAGCTACTGCAGCGCACGCTAGTATGGTAAGTCAGATACAAGCCACTAAAATGGATCCTAAGAACCGACAAGACATGCTCAGAGGCTTGAATTTTACAGACCTAGGTGATAACTCATATGTAATTGATTTACAAGGTGATTGGGCTAATAAGTTAGAAGATGGCTTTCCTGGCTATGATATGAAACAAGACTTACTAAGCTCTAAGAAGAAAGTATCTGTGGGATCTAGAGCTGGTGAAGACTGGGTTAGAGAAGGGAAAGATGGTCAAAAGTATGCAGCTGTCCCGTTTGATCACAAACCATATGCCGCAGGAACCGGGGATATGGCTCAAGATATTAAAAAGATTATGGCCAAAAACAGGCAAGGCGACTCCCAGTCCCTAACTAAAACATTCAAAGACGATTTTGGAAAACCAATCGCAGGTAAAGTAGCCTCAGTTAAATCAGATATGCTTCCTGAAGGCGTATCTAAAAACTTAGGTGGAGTTACTAAATACCAACATGTTCATGATTCTGGTAAAGTTTCAAGTATTTACATGACTTTTAGAATCATTAGTGAAAACTCAAATGGTTGGTTTCATCCAGGTTGGGATGGGCATAATTTCTTTGAAGAAGCCGAAAAAGACGTTGAACGGGAATTGGAAAATATAGTCAAGAGATTATTATAAGGAGCTAATATGAGTTTTGTACTTGCAGACCTTGTTGTCGAGTCAGTCATTCGAGACGGGTTAGCTAACATTACAAAGAATCCTACTATCATTGATTCGGTGTTTGGCACATTAACAGCTAACTATAATATGAGAAAATATGGAGCTAAAGAATTAGACCGTCTTCGCACTTTTATTTCCGAAAAACAAATTAAAGTTGTTCATTCATTTGGTGAAATTGACACTAAAGTACCTTGTTTCTCCATTCAATTAGGAAATGACATAGACGCTAAAAGAGAAGCTCGGCTTGGAGATTTCGACGGTGAGTTAATTGAAGCTTTTGAAGAGGACTCAGATGAATACCAAGACACTATACTTGTGGCAAATCAAATACCAACTGCTTATGACTCCACATCAGGGAGACTATCATTTGATTTGAGTGTAGATTTAAGTGAGGTTAGTAAGAATAAGAAGTTTGTTAATGCTGATGGGGAATTTATTATAGTTGGCCCAGTTATTAATACCATGGCTGAACGTTCAGTATTCTTGCAGAAAGACCTCAGTATCGACTTAGCGAAACCAGGAAGCATTCTAAGCCAATTAAATTACAAACAAACAGAAGTCAATGGAGTACACTCAGATGTGTCTATACTAGTTGGAATACACTCTAAGGATGCGTTAACCACTAAGTATATGTATATTCTATTAAAATATTTTATGTTGAGCCGTAAATCAGATCTTATAAAGAGGTGTTTTATAGCTAGTTCTTTCCAAGGGTCTGATTTTACTAGGAATATGGAAATTAAAGGTGATATGGTATACACTAGATTTTTTACGGTAACTGGTAAAATTGAAGATTCTTGGCGCGGTGATGAAGTTGAGTTGTTTGATCAATTACAGGTTCAAGTAGGCGTAGGGTCTGATGAAGCCAGCGCAGAGGATTTGGACTTAGAGGACTCTTCGGTTACTGTATCAGAGAACCCTAAACTAAAATGCTAATTTAGTCACAAGGTATAATTATAGTATGGAAAATACAAATAAACGGACTTATTCCAGAAAGAGAAAGAAAAAAGAGATAAAGCCAGCTGAAAGGGACGAGAGATCTGTTGAGAATCCAATAAGTTATGGATTTTGGTTTACGATAGCTCTCCGAGACGGGAGAGTTCAATTTTGGCAAGATAGAGAGATTTTTGTCTTCTTTAAAAATAGAGGACTAACAGATACAGAGTTAAGATCTAAATATGATGAGATGTTAAAACTTTACTAAAATAAGATAGGGGAAAAATTATGGCTATTGTAAAATCATTCAATGGTAGAAATATCAGAAAACCAGGCGCATATTCAAAAAGCGTCGTAGATAATTCTGGCGGATCATCGATTGAATCAAATGATACGGTATTTGTACTTGGCGAATCTAGTCAAGGCGCACCAGGTAGTAGCGAAGGGATTCAAGAATTCTCAGCTAGTCAACTTAATCAACTAGTTGCAAAGTATGGAAAAGGCCCGTTGGTCGATTCTGCGAATGCCGCAGTTAAGCCAAGTAGAACACCTGGTATTTCAGGAGCAGGTAGAATTCTAGTCTACAAGACTAATCAAAGTCTACAAGCTTCGTTAGTAGTTGAAGATGCTGCTAATTCAGATACATTGTATACTATTAAAGATGTTGCTTTTGGAGCTATCGGAAACGATAAATCAGTTAAGATTGCTGCTGGAACATCTGCAAGTCAAAAAGCCATTACTGTTTCTCAATTAGGATTAATCGATGAAAATCTAGGTGAGAACGAAGCTCTTGCAGGTATCTCACTCGAATATACCGGGGACGCCACAACCGCTGTTTTAGAAGTCACCGGCGTTGCTCAAGACAACAAGGTACTCACAGTTACTCTTGCTGGTGATCAAACTGATGGGTCTGTTGACTTGTCGATCAACCTTAGAGATTACTCTTTAAAAGGTCTTGCATCTTTTATTAGCAGCCAAGTTGGATTTAGTTCGGCTCTAGTTACCACTAAATATGCAGCAAAATCAGGTAATGACCTTGATGCTGTAAGTTCTGTTGATGTAACTTCTTCACAAGAGTTATTTAGACTACAACGTGAGATTCTAGAGATCTTAAATAGCTCATCAAGAGTCTCCGCTTCTCTTGGAAGTGTAGTTATCGAAGGACTTCCTGAGGATGTAGCTAGTAAATTTCTAACCGGTGGAGCTCAAGGAGCATCTTCTAACTCAGACTTTTCTACTGGATTGTCTCAGAGTTTAGCTGAAGACTATAATGTGGCTCTTCCTGCAGTCTCTAGAGATGCTACAGACGATATATCTGATAGTGGATTTACTGATGTTGGATCAACTTATGACATTGAAAGTATTCTTGCGGCGCTTGACTCACACCTTAGATTAAGAAGTGATACTGAAAGCAGAAAAGAAGCCCAAGGTTTTGTTGGAGTTAGAGAGTCTGCTAAAGCTGCATCATTTTCTAAAGCTGAAAATCTTGGAAGTGAATTAATTCAACTAGCAATGCAAGATGTTCAAGTCTCTGATGCCTTTGGAACTCTTAGTTGGAAACATCCACATGTTATGGCTTCTTTAATGGCTGGTATTCGTTTAGGTACTGCTGTCGGTGAACCTCTAACTCATAAAAGAGTTGCGGCAATTTCAGTTGGTCACTTTGTAGATGCTGAAACTGGTATTTCTGCTGGAGACTTTAATAGTGATCTTGATAGAAACCAAGCAATTGATTCTGGAATTACTTTTACTGAAAAAGCAGGTACTGTCAATAGAATAGTAGTCGACAATACAACTTATGGAGTTGATGGTTCATTTGTCTTTAACCGCGGTTCTGTAGTTGAAGCTGCTCAGTTTGTAGCTAAAGACGTTAGAGGTGTTGCTGAGGAAGTCTTTATTGGTAAAAAAGTTTCCAACGGAGCTGCTCAATCAATCAAGAACGTTATTCGTAACAGGCTAATTGCGCTTAATCAACCAGACGTAAACATTATTACAGCTTCTGCCGATGCTCCTCAAGGTTTCGTAGAAGATACCTTTGTTGTTGAGGTTGAAGGAAATACTGCTTCGGTTCAAGTTGAAGTTA